GAATATTGCTCCACTTCTTACCACCGTCATCTGACCACCTAAGCATGATTTCAGGGTCGGATTCAGACTCTAAAGCAGATTCAAGCCCGACACCCGATTCAAACACCAGTTGAAACATGGTCATAAAAGATCGCTGTTCCATGTTGTGAATCATTCCCGTTGTCCCTATGCGCTGGATATGCTCCCCGGCATCCGTATAGGTGTCCAGATCCATCTGATAGAGTCTCCCAGTCTCCCAATCTCCCACTACATGTTTACCATACGCATAGGCGTAAGCATTAGCCCTGTGTCGCTTACCAGGGTAATACTCCCGCTCATGCCACTTTTGGGCAGCCATATCATAGCACCATGTAGCATTTTCAGTGGGGAAAGTCAGGACGTAAAACTTATGACCTTCATCCGTATAAGTCCAAGCAAAAGCATCTGAAATAGTGCCATATTCGCCTATCGCATTCTCAATGGCATGGGTTGAGATCCTTTCCGGATTATAGGCATTAGCCAGATATACAACCCTGTCATCCCCTAGCCAGAATACCGTATTAACCAGTTTTGCCACTGAGTATCGAGCAGCACACCCCCTCTCAATAAAGGCGTTTTCCATCCGTTCAAACGGCATTGTAGCCGTACCGGCGTTATACCAGACTTCAGTTGTTTTCGACCCGAATAACCAGACCTCCCTGTGATCTATGATCTGGCCAACAATGTAGTCAGGATCGCCCTCGGCAGTAGCATACTCAAGCGCATCCCAGTCCATTCCATCATAAGCAGCACTTTTGTTAAATTCTCCGCTACCATCCCTTGAAACCAGAAAGAATCCATCTATGAAACCAACCTGATCAGCTCCGGGATAATCGCTATCAGTGATCTCAACAAGCCCCGCAGCTACCGTATAGATATATCCTTTCGTGCCGCATGTGATCATCAGCTGAGTGCCATTATCAGCCATATCCACTCTGTCAGGCACTCCAGACATCGAGCCTAATGATGTCTCCACCCACGTTGACGAAACAGAATACAGGGTTGATCCACTCACCACATACAGCACACCATCCATGCAGTGCATGCCTCTGATCGCCCCTGTGGCTATCGTAACAAGCGGGGTTAGCCCTGGTGTGCCAAAGAGCGCAAACGGCACCCTGGAGCCACTGGGCATTGCTTCGGGGTACATATTAACAAGCCTCTGTGCAGATACCGGCAAGCTACGGGACTCATAGGCTCCAGAGGCTAAATCAATGGGCTGTCTCATCTCTTGCGCCCCGGCCTGCGAAGTGGTCTAACCGGCCTTTTATTGCGTTTGCAAGGCATCATCTACTCCTAGAATTTCTTGCCATGTGGCTCCGGCTATAGCAGCACCAGCGGCACCGGCTAGAATGTCGGATGATTCTGATTTAGATGGGTCGAATTTGGCGAACTTTGAGCGGATGTTTTTGGGGTCTAAAATTATATATGAATAATTAGAATGCACTTCTTTTTCTCTGATCGATCTAATTTGCTTGTGTAGCCAATCCATCTCTTTTAATTCGTTTGGAGTAAAAGTATCCTTTTTTTTCGCCCATTCATCTAGAACAGAGGTTATTTTATCTTCTGATATAGCGGTTATATCAGGAATTGAATTTCTATCACTAGCGGCTTTGTTTATTCTAGAAACTTTTTCTTGAAGTTCGTTGATTTTATTTTGTGCTCCAGGCAATAAACCGCCTCCAGTTGAGTATTTATTTTCGACCACGTTAGCATATTTTACAGACCCATACCCTCTGTCTATCAGTAAATCTTTAATTTCCTCTAGCATTTCCTTGTTTTCTGGAGAATCAATCCATTCTTTCGTAGATCCAAATTGATCTTTTACGCCTAATTCTTCCCAAGCATCATCTAGTTTACCTCTAAATTCTGGCATATCTTCCAAGGAAGAAAGAACTTTCTCGGAATCATTCCACATTCCAACATCTGGCATTTCTAGTTGCTTCCCTAGCTGGGCCTTTATCGGCATGATATTAGCGCCTTCATCATAGCCAGCTGTTACTCTCGGTGAATCGCTAAATCTTCTCTCTTTCCACACATCCCTTAATCGATTGTCTGCTTGTTCATACGTCCCTAAATGTATACCAATATCTCCTGGTTCAAACTCCTCTATATTTTGCGCTATAGTCCCGTGATACAAGTCATCACTGAAACCACTTGATTTTGCCCTAGCCATCCTGCTCGCCTCATCCATCGGCAGCATCGCGCTAATCCTAGCCTCTTGCGCTAGAACCTCATCAGGCGACAACGGCATATCACCAGCCTGCCTGCGGAGTGCGTTGGCTGAGAAGGGCTCGTCTACTAGCTGGTTTAGGTTGTAATCTCCCGCTTGTTGGGGAATGAATTCATCGGTTATGGGTTTACCTGCAATTTTATTCCCTTTTATTTGCAACACTTCATCAACTAACCCCGGATACTCAGCGATCACGTTTTCAGGTACGTTTTTACCTTCATATAATGCACGCCTCACCATGTTCCTATGCGACGGTTTGCTGCCCATATTTTGATTCAATTCATGCCCGACCATTTTAGACAAAGGTGACTCTATTGATGGATGAACCGCTTCGTAAGCTTTCCAATAATATTTATTCCCGTCTGCATCTTCCGTGAATCTTAACGGCGGATCATTCGGGTCTGTCCATCCCGCATTTCTAACTTCTTTCTTCATTGCCCGGAAATCAGCAGATGTGGGATTTAGCACAACCTCAATTTTATCTTTCCCTACTGGGACATAAAAAGACCTCGCGGCTTTCTTTTTACTTGGAGTATCGTATTGCGTTTTTGTCATTTCCCATGAAGATAGAGATTTCCCTACTCTTGAAGTGGCACCTACTACACCCGGCACCATATCCAGCCCATAAGCGAGTATTTCATCCCACTTCTGCGGGCCTATCTGGCCTCCCTGGACAGGGCCGGTTAGCTCTCCACGGTCAAATTGTACGGCGTCCATGAGTGCGTTAGAGGAGCCTCTAGGGAAGGGGTCTTTCAGGTCTGCCAGGTAGTTCTGGTGGGTTTCGTACAACCCTTTGCCGTACTCTCGACCTATGTTACCCAGCGCATTTACAACTTTCCCGCCTGTGCGCTGCAAAGGTGCGGCCATCTCACCTATGATTTGCTGCCAACTAGCCACGGATGATCCCATTCCACGTTGTAGCGTTGCCGATAGTTGCTAGATCATCAGGCACTTCTAAAGTACCGGGGTTTCCGTAATAAGCCTGAATAGCTCTCTTCCCTGCATCTGCAAAACCCATCTGAATAGGCGTTATATCAATTCCGTACTCTCCTGATATCTCTAGAGAGAGATTCCAGCGAATAGCTCTCAACATTGAATCAGGCAGATAAACGTCATCTGTCAATTCCATGTCTGAATGTCCGAGGGCAATGCCCTCCAATTCCCAGCTGTGAAGCATCTCATTCAGTGAATCCAGAATATCCTGCGCGTCTTCAGCAGCCAATGCCTCACCAGCCGCTAGAATTTTGGAAGTCTTCGCTACCCTGTTAACAACATCCAATGCAGTAGTCATGCCGCTTTACTCTTTAAGTAGCCTAAACGCTTCATCACAGCGCCAAATTTCTTTTCAATTCTGTATTTCTGCGTAGGGGTTAAGGTTTCCTGCCAGCTTCCTACTTTTCCTGTACCGAAAAAATTATGTTTTGCATGAGGGCTTGATTCATTAAAACCATACTTTGTTTCTTGTGCCTTTAGTTTATCAAAAGCAACGATATCTATCGCTTTTTTCACCCTTTCTCTATCTGGAGTTACGCCGGAATGCTCAAGAATCCTGGAGAATGTATTAACAGGATCTCTGTGCATATCTTCATACTGAACAAGCAGAACATTATGCACGTCGGCATTCAGCCATGACCGCGTGTGCCTATCCCATGAGGAAAGGAAATTAACTACTGTTTGGGTATGTTTAGAATTCAACATGCGGTATTTCTCAAGCATCCACTCAATGCCCGTATCTAAATTAACCCCCATGTGTTTAGCGAAACTCGGCAATACATCCCTCGGATCTCGCACTATAAAAATAGTTGCCTTTGTGACCAGTTCAGGCATTAGTTCCATGCCATTTATGAACATATTGGCCGAATGACTTTTCACGAACAAAGGAATAGGCTTTTCGCTCTCTTCGTACTGACGGACTATCCGCAGCAATGCCATAGGACGAGTAAGCATTTGAATCGCGCTCGGGCATTCCATAAAATCGCTTCCATCACCTATCTGATGTGCGGAGGCTTGATCATCTGTAATTGAGGACAGTAGGCAATTAATATTTACCTCGCCCATAAAATATGCGTCCAGGAACGCTCTTACCCATGTATTCCCAGATTTCGGGTAACTTGCTAGCCAAATTATTTGTTTGTAATCCATATAAAAAGGGCGGGTTTCCCCGCCCCTCTCCTATACTAGGTGTGCCACAATTTCACGCCGAGATCAGGCCGGATAACCTTGAACCCATACAAAACATCGAGGCGGGTATAAACGCGATCCTTCACCACATCGTAGTCCTGTAACACACGCATACTGATGCCGTCATACGTCTGTCGTGACTTCATGGCTACACCATCAGGCATTACCAGATCAGCCGAACCAAATGCCGCGAAACCCTTCTGGAACGCAAGCGACTGGTTAAACGTGGTCGCCGTATCTGCATTCAGGAAGGTAAGATCATCGTTCTCAGCCGCCGCTGCACTACAGTTTTTCTGCGGGCCGGTTGCGATAATGGCAGGGGAAATAACCAGAGAAGTTGCGGTAGCGGTAGCAGTATCACCACCGGTTACGACAAACTTCTTCAAAACTCCCAAGTCGTCCTTGGTTTCAGGATGCACGTCATTAACCGTGGCAATCGTGAACACCTGCCCAGCGGTAACAGTCTTCGTACCAGTGTCGACCGTAATGGTCATGGTATTTGGATCGTTACTGGTGGCCGAAAGGGTCTTAGACATAGTTGAACCAGCGGCGATATCATACGCCGCGTCGCCAGTGTCTTCCGTACCCGAGGTATACTGCGGAATAAGCGTATTCTCAAACACATCGAACCCGCTTACCCGTGCGATCATGCCATCCCGGAACTGCTGGCTGACAAGCTTCTGGTCGTTGTACAGACCCTTAAAGGCATCCACCAGGTCAACATGCGCTTGAGTATCAAGCAACAGCGTCCTGTTATCGAAAGGTGCCAGATTGTCGTTCAGGATCTTCCGCATCTCCATGACATCCTTGTAAACCGGAGTCGCAAGAGTCGCCGACTTATGCAGTTCAGGCATATTCTTATACGCCTGAGTCAAGCAGTCGGACTCAATCATGGCTGCCAGTTTAGCCATTGCCGGGTCAAGGTGACGACTTGAAAACTCGTCGATATCCATTGTCATTTCCTTGGTCGTGAAACGCATAGGAACGTGACGCTGGGTAGACACTTGGAGAGTCGTGGAAACGCCGACAGTATCGGCATCTGTGGTTGTAGCCATTGTGGCACCGGTACCAGTCATATAAGACAGAGGCAACCGCAGACGAAGGGTATCTCCGATTTTTGCGCCAGTATTGGCAAAGGAATCATCGTAATCGCGAACGATATTACCGACAAAGTTGAGTTTTTGATGCAAGACCATCAGCGCCCGCTGAGTGATCATGTCAATCGTTAGGTTGGTATTAGCCATTTATTTCACCGTTGAATGTTGGATTTGTAATAAGCCGCATACTCCTCCATAGTCATCTTAGACGGGGTTTTCACGCTCGCATCACCACCGCCAATCGGCGTAATGGGAGGCGGCGCACCAGGCGTCTTAGGTGCCTTTGGAATAGATAGCATGGACTCTAGTTTTCCCAATTCCATTGCGGCCATCGTAGGACTCAGTTGTGCGATTCTTGCCGCATCTTGTGGGTTTTGCCCCAAGTGGTAAGCAAGTTCCGGGCCTTTCTCGGATGCCTCAATCACCTCTTTCATCCCATCAGTAATAGGGAGATATCGGTTTTCAAATACAACCTGATTGAAGTCCGGATGTTCCGTTGAAAATGCGTCTGCTCTCTGCCGGAAATCCTGCGATCTTGACGCCTGCTGTGCTTGTTGTGTGGCCACCGACTGCTGGGCCTGCAAGTCTGCAAACTTCTTCTCCGCTTGATATCCGGCCAGTGCTTCCACATACCCTTCGTAATCGTCAAACTGGTCCAATGATGGTTTACCATTGGGCTTGGGTTGCTCTGGACTTTGCTGCGTTTGTGCCTGCTGTTTCCAATAGTCAGCCTCTCGTTCGGCTTCACGCTGCTTAAAGGTCAGTTCATCGATACGCTTTTGAACGCCGGTCTTCTCGGGTTCTTTTGCAGTGGTATCCACTGATTCAACGGGGGCCGGGTCCGTTACTTGGTCGGCTGGTGCTCCTGTTACTTCAGGCGTCGGAGTTTCCTGTATTTCGGTTACTTCTTCGGTCATTTGTGCGCCCTCTGGCGATAATTAGCCCACTTTTGCCAAGTGGTCAGGCTTTCTACCTCTGCGACCGGCTTTTTCATTATCCAGCCGACCTACTTCTTTCTTAAGCTGCTCAATCTCGACTGCTTGTTTCTCTACCTCTTCCAGTAGCCACTTAAGCGGCTTTTGATACTTGTTTACCATGTTTGCGCCCTCTGGCGAATAAATGCCCACTTACCCAGTGGTCGGGTTAAACCATACCTCCCTGCACTCTCCGCAGCACATCGACCACCATGCCCTCGACCTGCTGTTGCATCTGGCCGGTCTTTGCGGATAGCTCGAATTGTTTATCAGCGTTTTCAAGGCGGATTTGCTCGATCTCTACAGCGTTCTTTTCTGCCTTCATCTCCGCTTCCTTTAAGGCTATCAACTGTTCAGGAGAAGGCGGGGGCTGTTGGGGAGGAGCGGGTTGCTCCTCTCCCTCTTCAGGCTCTACCAGCCCAGGAGGGAGAATCTTTTTAAGCCTGTCTGCGAGTTCATCCGAATACTGTATATCCAGCGTCCTGGCAATGATATCAGGCGCCACTTGACCGGCTTGCGGCACGGCTTGGGCAAACTTCATCAGGATATCTTGTGCTTCTATTCTCTGGGTAGCGTAATTGGGGCCAACGCTAACCACCAGATCATACTTTCCAGCACCTAAATCATGGATCTTCTGCGGGCCTTGCGCCGTCTGCATAACAGAATTGATGGGCTTAAAGTCAGCCGCGCCGTCTTCTCCCATAACCCTTACAACTCTTTCTGTGTCGTATATCTTCGGGATTAGGTCAATCAGAATCCGTCCAGCATACGCTATAGAACGGGCTAGATTATCAAGCCAAGTGAAAGTAGCGGCGTCACCCTCTCTCTGCCTAGCAATAATAGCTCTACCGGATGTCTCGTTGGACTTAGCGCCCAAACTTGCATCATAAATGCCTGTGGTCGCCTTTAGGTCTTCTATCGCCTGTGCGCTCTGCTGTAGCTCAGCAGGGTTTAGAGTCGCTGGCATCTGCCTTTGTGGTGGGGGTGCTTGCGGATCAGGGTTGTACAGCAGATAAGCGCGATTCTCAGCGTTAGCGTTGTTCCAAAGCGTTTCATGCCCCGAGATCTGCTTTGCGGTCATTATGAAAGGTGACTTCGGCGCAAGCGCAATCTTCTCAGCAATAGCCGATTGCCAATAGTTATATAGACGTTGAGGATCTTTGGCGAAGCGGATCAAGGAATGATAGATGACCCTGTTTTCAATATGTAGCTCTGGTCCATATACAGGGATAATCGGGATATACTTTCCAGCCCATTCCTCTTTTTTCAGGACTTCCGCCCCGGATATCAGATACCGGATAACCTTTTCAGCCGTTACCTGCCGTTCTTTTATGACCTCAAAACCTTGTGCGGTTAGCTCATCCTTAGTGACATCTGTAACCGTTTCACCAGTACTCAACAGATAAAGCGTTTTCTCTTCAGGCTCCTTTACCCAGTATTCGGAGATTCTTACCCGCTTCTGGCCATCAAACCATTCACCACCGTACCGTTTTGAATCTGTTTCATAGTCAGATTTGGCGGCTTTCGGATAGCGAGCCTCGAATACTTCCTCATCTATCCATTCTGTGACATGACACCATCGCGCATCTGACTTATCATAATTGGTTGCTGCTGGATCGAAATATACCGAGAAATTGTTAACAATCCGCTTGAAGCGAATGTCCTGCTCGAATACATCATCATCTGCATATTCAGTTAGGATTCTGAAGTAGCCGAAACCAGCAGAAGCTGACCCTTCTATTGCCGTGTCGTAGGCTTGGTCAGCCTGACTCGCCATTGCGATTTGACGTATCAGTCCGTTATAAATCTCTGCTGTATCTGGATCGGAGTTATCGTCTACCGGGTGGACCTTAATGCTAGGCATGTTCTGCCGCGCATCGCTTACCAACTGGCGAATAAAGCCAGGAAGACGGTTAATCGTTAGGCAAGGCTGGTGGCTATCATTTCTAGCACTCTCAATCGTCTGGGGCCACTGATTACCTGCGATAAACTCCAGATCTTCCACCGCCCATTCCCTGTTCTCGCTCTCATAATCAGCCGCCGCCGTGAAACGCTCTCGGGCAAGCCTTAACAGCTCTTCGTCTTTCTTTTTTCTCATAGTAATGCCACCTGTCTAGTGGCCATATCAAACCGATCACAGGCCGCATTGTAATAATCTTCGTCTAGCTCACATCCTACGAAATCACAGCCATAGTAATGCGCTGCTATGGCGCTAGATCCGCTGCCTAGATGGGTGTCTAGGATTCTTTGGCCGGGTTTGGCGTAGTTGGTTAGGAGCCATTCATAGAGTTTTACGGGCTTTTGGGTTGGGTGGATGCGGATTTCTTTGTTAGACATGTTATCTTGCCAATATCCATTCCAATTAATTTCTATATACGCGCATGACATTGAATTAGAAAAATAGGCTATTTCACACGTACCAAATATTGATTTATGCCCCGCTTTTTTGTTCCAAACAATACGACCACCAGTTAGCATGGTTGTTTTATAGAAATTAACTCCCCAAATAATCTGATTTCTGGACACTCTTTTTAATTCGCTAAAATACTTTTCTTCTGGAGGAATGTTCTCAAACTGCTTGTAATTATTTCTATTTCCATTGTGTTTATTGCCGTTTCTCACATCCAAAGCATCATTTCCACCATACGGCGGATCAACAATAGCCAGATCGAAGGCGTTATCTTCTAACCCTGCCATATACTCCATGCAGTCGATATGAAGCAGATTAATCATCGCATCCAGCTCCCAACGCCCGCATAGGGCTGTCTGCCAGTCTTAACAGGCTCGGGCTTAACAATGGCGCAATCCAGGCCGCTTACTATCAGATAGCGAGTTGCGTCCATTAAATGATCGTTTGTTTTTACCACTTTGCCTTTTTCATCCCGTCTGTAGATTCTGTATTCATCCAACCAATTCTGGCAGGTCTTAAACACCTTTAGCTTGTTGCCGCTAAGCCTCTGCCATACGGCATATAATCCCGACTCAACAGCGTTTTTAGCCGGGACAAGATCCAGTCCAAGATCGACATAATCCTGAAGAAGTTGCTCGCCATCTCTCTGCCCTCTGCCTCTAGCCGCTGGGTCTATAACGCCAGGAATCCAAGCCCCTCGGCTCTTGATAGCGTCTGCATGCACGCTAGGCTCGGCCTGCCCACGGTAATGCTCTGAATACAGGTAAACAGTGCTGCTCTCTTGGTCCAGCGCCGCCCACACTACAGCCGTCCTGTTCCACCCTACGTCCAGCCCATACACTCTAGGCCAGTAGTCGGGTATCTCTATAGGGTCACAGGTTATCTCGCTCTCAGGGACCGGATAGATAGCCCCTGACCCTAGTTGTGGTATGCCCTTACTGCGGGCATCTCTCTGATAGGGCGGGATAGATTCGTATAGCTCGTTTTTCTGCTCTTCTGTTAAATGAGCGGCATCATCCCAGGTTGCCATTACTACATACTTGCTCATTCAGGCACTTTCCCACCCGGTAGAAACTGAAGAACCATGTCCGTAAGGCCCATAAGAGGAGTAAATGTACACATAATTCGGCCGTTTGTGGTCATCGTCCTTAAGAGACATTCGGAATAAATATCCATCGGGCATTCCTCGTCTAGCCAGATGACATCCTGCTCAGTACCCTGGAAAGCTTCGCGGCGTTGGTCGTAGGACTTTAGAACTAACTGTGACATTCCATGCCGGGAATGATGTTTAACGTAAACTGTCTCAATAGCGTCTGATACACCTGCTTTTGAGGTGGTGCGGTGTATCTTATCGCCTGGAATAAGCCCAGTCCCTAACTGCCCAGGCTCTCCGAGCATCTTAGCTTGAATGATCTCCCGCACTGTTTTGCCCGTGTCACCAGCTGCCCAAGCCTTAATTGGCCGCTTGAAGGTATGACCTTCCCACCAATCTGGATAGTCACCAGTGAGGTGTAACGCAAGTTCGTACCCGCCGACACCTTCTGACTTCCCAACCCTGTTCGCGGCGAGCATAAGTCGTTCCCGATGCTCCTTGCCTGCGGCGAAAAACGCTGTGTGTTTATGATACAACTCACGGCGTAAAGGCCCAGTATCAGGGTAATATGTCAGAATCTTGCGGCGTTTCTGCCTTCTCGCCTTCTCCTCCAGGAGTTCCACTAACTCCGCTTTTTGGGAGTGCGGCAATGATTTGATCGAGTCTGGCGTCAAGTTCTGAATCTGATACATCAGCGATTGTCATGTCCACTTTGCTGTCTACCTGCTTGAGAGTAGGGAGATATTTGTCTACTAATCCCTTATGAATATCGGCAGCACCCCTAAGTCTTTGTATTGCTAATGAGTCTAATTCGTTTTTAGGGTCTAGGTCTCTCAGTTTATTAGCTATATCAACAAGATGTTGTACATGACCTTGGCCAGCTAACTGCTTTCTGAGGTTCTCTTGGCGTATACGTTGATTCTCGTTTTTTCGGGTTACTCCTGACGACGGCATTTACGTCACCCTATCGCTTGGGGTTACTCTCAGCCAAACAACAGCTTCCAGCACTTCGGCGTTAGCTTTCGTTGCTTTTGCTGTTACCGCGTACTCTGTATTTTCAGACCCACCCGCTATTGTGACGAGTGATTGAGTACCGCTGATTGTCTCGCCTGAGAAAGTAAGGCCAGATGGGTTGCTTGACCATGTTACGGTTGAGAGAGAACCTGTCTTAACGTCTGGCTTCCAGTCTACGCCGTATACTTTTGATTCGTTTACTGTTTTATCCTGCAAACGTTGTCTGTTTGTTCGCATATCTATTACTCTGTCTTCGGGTAGTATACTGATTATTCTGATCATTCGACTACCATTTGCGCCCATCCAGCACGTTGGTGTAGTTTTCGTGGCAAAGAGGGTCGGACTGGAGGATCGCCTACGTCATTAAGAAATATCTGAAATCCTGAATCAAGCGGTTTCTCAATCAGTATCGCGTACTGTCGTTCGTCATTCTCATCCAGGATCGGATCGCCATTCACATCTACTACAAGTTGCAACCCGAGACTCTGGAGTGTCCACAATTCCCAATCTAATCCATAAGCCTCAATCATCCCTTCCAGAAGAGTTGCAGGATCTTCGGAGCTAAGCTCAGCCGTTGCAAAGATCGCTTTGCGGCCTTTCTGTACTCTTGTCCCAGGCATCATAGTGCCGCCATCGGGACAGCTGTGATTTGGGAACTCAACTTGCATTGCGCCAAGCTCCTCAAGTACGGTTGCATACTCCTCTGCATGTACACCAAGCAGATCAAGATCAGAGTCTACTTCTATTATGAGCTGATATGACATTAGCCTTAATCCTCTCTTCTCGAACTTCCTTTGCTTTAGTGGTATTCGTTGCTGTTATAAGCGCGTCCACAACTTCATGTGTTTTCCGACCTGATGCTGTATCTCCAAGCTGTTCTTTAATCCAAGCCTGGGTATATCCATTCCTCGCAAGCAGAGAGCGAAGCTTGCCCCATGCGTTATTTGCTTGTGGCCTGGAGTCTACTGGGCGTGGTGTCTTTGCTAGTTTTGGCATTAGAAGTTGGCCTCAATAAAATCCGTCCCTTTATCCTTATTATATATTTTCAGGTCGTGGAGTTGATTGATTGCAGGGTTCACTTTAAACAATTCTAAGTATGAAGCAAAAGTATATTCATCATCATATGCTTCGGGTGGGGTATCCCAAGCCCACAATCCATCGCCATCTACATCCTTTACACCTACTTGTATCTCAGATAATGCCTTTGACCAACGCAACCCGATTATGTATCTATTACCGTTTACATAGCTCTCTGGAACTGTTGTTATAGTTGTCCCATCCCATGATGCTATTGATCCATCTGCTCCCTGTAAATATAGTATACTGGAAGCGGCTCCTGGATATATTAGAGATTTAACTCCTGCCGCTTTATCATACTCAGGCACCCAATCAAAAATAAGCATTCCCTCATCTTGATTAAACACAGAGGATGAATAAGCATGCCGGGTTTCGTCTGCGCTGCGGTCTGCGGTGCCGCCAGATGTTTCGATTATTGGTGTGACGAAGGAAGACTGTTCAAGCTGATTAGCTATGAAGTATATAACTGCCCCAGCATTTGCAATTATTCTGGTTTTTGAACTTACTATTGCAGCAAGTGGCACTGTTTCATACAGAGCATAGGCACTCCCGATAAAAGCCACATCACTGCCAGCATCTGAAGATAACCTAAGCTTTCCTGTTCCTGTGGTTATTGCTGCGTAGCATTGGCAAATGTGTGTTTCTGTGTTTCCAGCAGTGCCATCAATGTCGGCAGTTGCATTTGCACTGCCTCCACTGTTGTCCAACTTAAACACAGATTGATTACCTCTTTGCTTGAGTTCATCTGGATAATTTGCAGAATCATCTACTAATGTTAAAGTAGCTGCGACGTCTCCAGATTTAGTAACTCCGGTGGTGTCAGTCGGATTTAGATTATAGTTCTCGCACTTATTCGTGCGCTCAGGATTATTAATAATATGCGGCGCTGGATCGAGGAGATCGCCCACGATTTCGGTTACTACGCCATTGGCGTCTACTGTGTTGTCATTTTCTGTGGCGTAGATGGCTATGCCGGTGGAGGCTTCTTTTAAAGACAATAATCGTGCTTTTGCTATTCCTCCAGCAGCATTTATTCGAAATACTATACCTCGACCTGCACTTATGTCATCACAGGTTAAAACTTCTGTGTATATTCCATCTTGACTATAGGTTCCAGGACTACCAGAAAACGCGGAGCCTGATGCAGTTATGTTAATTCTTATATCACCACTGACATGATCGTATATTTCATACTGAATAACATACTGTTTAGTTAATGTTAAACTTTCATCGTAAAAAATACTACACTGTCTAGCAGCAGTTGTATCATCAAATGAAAAATCTGTTGGTTGATCAACCCATGAGCATTCAGTACCTAAATTACTGCCATTATAATTATCTTTTAATTCACTCCCGACCGCAGTACCGACAGGAACATACTCACTCGGAGCAGTTATCGCTTGGCCTGTGACTTCTTCTAGTTGGATTTTGGTTAAAATAATACTGCCATGACCGCTTGCATTGTTATCAGTTATACCAAATTTGACCGTACCGCCACCCACTCTACCAGCTATTTCAAATGAATATCTTCGTAACGTACTATCGCATGTGAAAGCTGTAGCAAACCCTGTTGCTGAATCAAGGTGTTGACAGCGAAGGTTAGTATTGCCATCTATATTTTGTACATAAAAACTAAATATATAAATTCCACCTTCTTTTGTGACAATGTAATCAGATAATGCTCCATTCAAAGCTGTGAATGTTATCTGCGTACTGGAGTCTTTGGTTACATTATTAACCAACCAATTACTGTCAGTAAGGTCTTCTGATCTACCAATAACTATATTCTTAGGTATCCGCCCATCACCCCAAGGAATAGTATATGGCGGCAGTGTTCTCTGGATATCTTCGAAGTCTGTTACGACAGTATCACTATTGCGGTTCGAGGCCCATCCTGCTAAATCGATGAGACCGTTAGCATCGGCCAAAGGCATGCCCAGTAAAGACCTAACACTTAGAGCAGACGGTTTTAGCCGTAGCGATAAATCTAACCCCAGAGACATTAATATAGCCCTATTACATCACTGGCGGTCGTACCGGTGGAGTAAATCTGCTTAACCCTTACGGGTAAAATGCCCTGGATTCCCACAAATGTAACCGTATCCTCTTGCACTGTGACAACTTTTAAGTTCCCTTGAGTACCGACATATAGTGCTCTTGTTGCATATCCCAGGTCATTGGCGTCTGAAAACTCAGCATCAGCAGCAAAAGCATGCTCTGCCGGAGCGTAATTAGTAAGGGGGAATGATTCTTCAAAAGGATCGATCATGATATTTAATCTCTTGTAACATGCGCTGCAACGGCAGCGATTAGTGTTGTGATGGCAGATGCAATTTCTGGCGGAACGGTCACATCAAAAAACCCAATCCCCCATACTAAAATAACTGTGATCGAACCAGCGATACCGCCAGCCACTACCGGGCGGCTGGGAACCTTCTTTACTTCGGTTGCTGTTTTCATACTTTCAGTTCCTCGCTCATTTGCTTACCATTGTGCATCCATTGCATTCGCTCTACCCCACGTTCCCTATAAGCATCACAGAGTAGCTTGTAATGCTCCATAGTGAACCCACCAGCATGCGCCCCTTCAATATACACCTCCTTACCTTGGTGCGTGAGGATTGCGGTCGCTACACCAAGGTAAGGCTCTCCGTATTCCTGACTATCACCAAAAAACCGGATCAGTTCGGTAACAGGGGCGATGTGGATTTTCACGGGTTAACGTACGGGTTCTCCACTGGCTTCTCCGCTGGCTTGAACGCGTCTGGAATTTGCCCGAACGAATCAGCAAGCATAAATCCCAGCTTGCTGAGTTCTGATTCCATGCCCCGGATAATTGCACTTCGACCCAATACGATGGACGCATAATCCAGCGTGTTGTCGATGTGCGTGGTCTTGGTAACCTCCTCACCGGAGTCTTTATCCCGGACAATAACGGTTACCTCGATTGCGTAGCGTCCTTCTTTTGATACGGTCATATCTCTACCCTCTTATCGTGCGCCACCCATTCCACGGGTCGGCACTTCCAGTAATGCACCAGGATCTTGGGTCTCTGGGAGATCCAACTCTTCCTCGTCTTCCAGACGGGATTTACACTCCCCGACGTACTTTGAAATAGCATCGACCTTTGCCACGGCTCTCCTGTAATCCGGGCCATAGATAGATCCTGCGTCAGTGGCCGTTGCGGATTTTGCCAGTTCAGAAGCGCAAAACATCCATAGCTCAGCGATCAACTGGGTGTCCTCGTTGATCGGAATCTTATCGCCATCCGTCGCGACCGTAAACTGGTTGTACTCGACGGTAAAATCAATATCGAGATTCGTCGGATGAGTAGCGGGCTGATCGGGGCGCGGAGCCTTTTTCATCGCTTCCAAGCGATCCTTGGCCCTCTTGATGTACACCTCTTGACGATTGATAGCCCACTCGTCAAGGCCAGCGCTTCGGCCTGCAGATGGCTCTTGGGCTATGTTTCGCCCGAATTCATACATCTGTTTCGCGGTGGCTCGGAGTTCTGGATTCCGATTCGGGTACACTCGAAATAAATCATTAAATGCCATTTCTATTTCCTCATTGATCCTTGCAATCAAATGAGGATGGGAGATCGGGTGCAAGGCCCGACATTCCTTTCGGTTACTCCCATCCATCTGTCCTCAGCTAAGGGAATTCGTTACATTCTGCTCTCAACCGCCTTGATTCTCAGTTCCAAATAATCAATCCGTTCATGTTCTCGACTTTCTCTAGCGTCCAGTTTTCTCTTACAGAGGTTTATTTGCCGTTCATGTCTTTGGCCGTCATCCCAAGTAAACCGCTTGCCCTTGTTCTGGTCTGTGATTAGCGACTCAAGTTGTACAGTATGAGTCCTAACAGCATCCCTAATCCCAAGCCACCCCATACCCAACCCCATGAGTGAGGCAACCACCAAAGGTCCGATAATTCGTTGCGCCAGTGTTTGTGTAGCATTGCTACCATTTTTTGTCACCATAGACATTCACCCGCTATTACCTCTTACTGATTGTTACCAGCGGGTCTGTGGGCTGGTGAGTAATGGATCTGGAGGCGGTGGAGGCTTTGGAGATTCAGGCCACATTAGCTCCGCCCACAAAAAAAGCCCGCCGTGGAAGGCGAGCTAATAACATTGTACTGAATTTAGCCTATTTTTTGCGGTCTGTCAACTGGGAGGCTTCCACCCCTTCATAAGCCGTAAAGCAGCCTCTATTTGGATAGCGGCAGGCTGATCGGCCTCTCTAAGCTTTTCAACAAGCCACCTCGGCAACCTATACCCCACAGGGATTTTAAGCCTCTGTGGGTCAATAGGGGGCCTGCCTGCCCCCTTTCTTGCGCCTCCCCTCACTTTAGCACCCCATCCTTGTTTCCGCGTCACGCTCTGCCTGATAATAGGCTTCGGCACGCTCCCATTCGCGGATAAACTCTGCGATCACGTCCGGAAGAGCATCAAAATCAACTTCCTGTACAGTCGACCGGCCTCGGCACGTATAGCACTGTACGTCATACACTCCGCTGAAATAATCCTCCTTAAAATCTGGATCTTCAGCGAAGTCTGAAGCGGTTAACCCATTACCATCTATTGAGGGGTTTACATGCGTCCCCTCACCACCACAAGTCGGGCAAACTTCCCAATGGATAGGAAGGGAATAATTTTCGTCCACAATCCCCTCCTCAATCATCGCATCAAGAATATGGTCCCATTTCTGGTTGTGATTCTGATCAATCATTCTATTATCCATGCTATTCTCCTTTCTCTAGCAGGGCCACTCCCTACCGTTGAATTAAGAATAGACGGTTATTATGAATAATGCAAGTCTTTTTTCAACATAAGCTAATTAGAGCGTAAACTGCGTCCAATTCTTCGTAATACCCCCTCGGGCGTTTATTTACCTCCTTTGCCCACCCGTGCATCCTTTCTCCCTCAGTTTTCAGGCCACCGATCTCATATTTCCACCTGACTGCCAATCTAGCAGATGAAGGGAGGACTGACACCACCCAGCCCACCGTTTTAATCCTCGGTCCACTCATCACATCAGGGCAAATGCAGTGTGCAGGCAGGCTAGAGCCTATTTCACCGGCCATCATGCGGCATTCTACGGTTTCTGAGGGGTAGCCTATTGCGCTCTGGTCTATGTGTCCCGCATTCCATTGTGCCCAGTCAATAAGAGCCAAATGGGCATAATTCCGCTGGCGGGGGGTTATCACTCGTCTTCTTCCTCGCCTATATCGTCATCGGATCCGGCCTCCCTGCTGTAGGAAATACAGAAAGGGCCGATTGTGGGGAACCCAGGCTGATTCTTGTCACAACCATTGCGCCGCCAATACACACACGGCATACATTCTGTTGGTTTACTATCTGTTTTCATGACAAATCCTCCACTCTAATTACCCACCGCCCTTTGCTGTTCTTCCGCCACCCGTGTACGTGTATTGCTATCCCAGCCTCCCGCACGGCCCCAACATTCTCATGGTCAGCTATTTTTTTCAGTCTGGCTGACATATTGCTTGATGTAGTTGTCTGAACTCCCAAAATTTCACCACCCTTCAAACACAGGATATCGATAAACCCAAAAAGATCTGACCGGATATTCGCCCTTGGAATCCATTTCTCGACTACCCAGGCCAAATAACCCTGATCTCTAAGGTACTTTAAACTGCGAGTTGTGGGAGATCCGACCACTATCTATGAGTTTCCGGCACTGCCAGTGATGCTCCTGACTATTTTCTTTCTCAGTTTTGCTAGGTCGTTCATTCCCACACCTCCTTTAAATCATCAGACAACCGCCGAAACTCAGCTATAGCCCCTACCTTCCTTCTCGCCGCATCCCTCGCTATAGCCTCCTCTGTGCGCTTGTAGTTTGCCGTTTTCACCTTTGCATTAAGATCACGCAACCATGTGGTTGATTTGCCTCCACCGCATACCATTTGGTTTATCCGGCGCATTTCCTGGCTAGGTTTTGGTGGTTTCATGTCATCTCCTCTTTTGCCCATTGGTCAGCCATCGCATTTCCCATCCGTCAGAGATTATATCTAATACATCTCCCTGATAATGTGGTCCTTCCTGATCTGTCGGGAGAATATCGCATGATATAGCATCGCACCCACGGCCAAGAAAAGCATCTCTTACTATTCCTGAATACTCACATGCGACAAGCACTTTCATAACTGACCCACCACCTGCACCCGGCAGGACATAGGGCTAAGAGCAGCCGATAGCCCCGTGACGGCGTTTTCATGCTCTACCCTAAGGGTAGCTATAGATTCAGCATTTGAGTCCCGTAGCCGTCCTTGTACGTAAGCATTACAGGCATTCTCAAGAGTGCTATAAAAAGCAAACGCTCTCCATCCTGGCCCATTTTTCTCTTTATGCGGTTTCTGAAGCATCCACTGGTACTGATCAGATGCCAGCATTGTTTTATCGTCCAGCTGTATTTTTACGGTCATGCCATCACCTCATCTATCCACTTAACCACATCTAACGGCAGCCAAGGCTTGCGGGTTACACTTCGCATATCGCTTTCAGGAAAATCTTTTGGCCGCATACGCTTTGCATAATCGATATTCACAAGCTTTAACCTTTTGGCCTGGTTGCATATTGCTTGTGGCGTCCTTCCAGGTAAATGCGGTATACACCCGTCCCGCCCAAATTCCGGCCAATACTTCCGCAAGATATCGTTTTGCGCTTTCGTCCAGCCGTTGCGTTGATTGCCAGGGGCTATTCGCACATACAACACGCTCGCCCGCTTTTCTATTCCCAAGTGAGAACGGTTTTTAATAAACCGCATGCAACCTCTAGGGCCATGCTCCGGGTAGTATTTGCGTAAGAGCGCATCTTCTTCAGGTTTCCAGAGAATGCCCATTTAAAATGGCACAGAATCATCAAAAGCAGGCTTTGCTTCCTGCTGTGGCGCTTGCCCACGCTCTTTAGGCTCAAACATGCTAACCAAGACAGAATCACGCTCACTGTCTCCAGGTACGCCAGCCGGATTAAATGTTTTCTTCAGCAGCATGAAAAATCCCTTGTCACTCTGCATAACTGAGCCGATATTCTCCCATCTGCTCTTTTCTTCTCCGTTGCGGTCTGTGTAACTGCCGACCTTCACTACCAGATCATATTTTTTCTGTGTCATTTCATACTCCGTAATCTTCGCCTAACTCTTTCGTGTATTCTCCAATCACATCGTAATCAGCCTGTGATTCAGCATCCTCCCTCCATGCTTCGTATGCGATATCATTTGCCTTTTCTTCATTTTCTGCTTCTACTGTTTCGTAATTATCCCCATATCCTGAGTTATATCTAATAATATATTTTTTCATTTCAGCCCCTAATAAATTGCCTAGCCCATAAAGAATTTATTAAAATGTTCGTAGCAGTACCACTTTTCGGCTCCGGTTGTACTTTTTGACAATGCCCCAGTTCTAAAGCACCCATTAGCAGCACAACTACCCAGCATCTGAGGCTTTTTCTCAGGCTCTAGTACATACGACCCGTCAGCCTTTACCTCTGTTATCAATCTTAAGCCCAATGTCTTACGGTGGTTATTGGCCCACTGGATATAGTCGGGGTCAGTCCTTTTCGGCACTGGCCCAGCCTCGGCTAGAATTATCTTCATGTTTGCTATGGCCGTTTGTGCTTCAGCTTCCAACTCACTCCTAGACATTCTAGGGCGGTCTAGCCGCATAGGCTCATTATCAACATGAGTGCCTTTGTATAAATCCAGGAATTGCTTTGGTGCTGGAGGTCTATCAAAAGTAGCTGGAATTTTTCCTATTGCTTTCACAACTCGATCAGAATTTAAAGAGCTGATTAAATGCGCCCATATCGATAACCGACTCGTCACATCCCCCTGACTCTTCGGCGCTCCCGTCCACAATGCTCCGTATGTTCCCCTCATCGTTTGGTCCAGCAGATCGACCAAAGAGCTTGTCTGTGAATTCATTGTTGATTTCTGATTGGGATTTTTGCCTGTATGAGTTATTTCCATTTTTAGCCATCCTATTTCTTAGCCATTCAATATCTATTTTTTTCCAGCCTGCCTGCACTGTTTCGTCTATTGCTTGCTCTGGGGTTAATCCTATTTCTGGAGCCTTTAGGGCGGCCCTCATGGCTTGGTCGAACGCTCTCTGAGTGAGGGGGGATTTTAATAGCTTCCTGTGATCAACAAATCCTATGGCCGCTTCTTTGGGGATTAATGGTGAAAGTTTCGAGTAATCTATGCCGTTTGTTTTGGGCTTCTTTTTAGCATTTGGCTGCTGATCTTTATTAGTTTTTTCTTCTTTCCCTTCTTTACCTTCTTCTAATGTGCACGTTTGGTGCACGTTTGGTGCACGTTTTGGTGCACTTTCTTCTTGGTATTTTTCGTAATTTACTATAGTTATCAGTGTTGTAAGGTTTGTTTTTTGGTGCACGATTTGGTGCACGGCCGTTAATTCTGTTAAATATCTGTCTACTTTTGGTCTTGACCAATGCCACCTATCTGCAAGCCCTTTTGTTGAATATGCTACTTGCCCCCTTTCTACTATTACCCTGATCCCTCTTTTTCTAAAACTTGTCTGCTTGAAGTTAGCCAGCATGATTAAATCAACCCACGCCTGACCCCTGGAAAATGGGTCATCGGTCCATAGTAAATGGTCTTTAAGAGACCTGTGTAGTTTGATGTAGCCAGCCACATTTTTTATCCTTATTAAGCGCAAAAAACCGGCTCTTTAGGTGATGCTCTGAATAGTTCGGAAATGGGCAAGGGTAGCCATTAATCCAAAGCACCAGCTAGAAAGCCGGTCATCCCTTTTAACTTTCGGGCTCCGACACCCGTTACAGACACTTTACCCCTCTTTGTCTCCAAGTTCAAGTGCTTTGTACTCATCCGTTTTGTGGTAACAGTCTTCACATAAAGGGCCGGTTTCTTCCTCATCGCTAAGATAAATAGCGTCTTCTTCACAATATCCTGTCTCAGCATCACATAGAACGCATAACTGTCTAGTTCCTGGGTAATGTGTAGAATTCCATTTTTCATGCTCACACTGAGATATTGCGTGTCGGTATCCATTTGGCCATGTATTCATTTTATTTCACCTCTTTGTCTCTATGTGCAACTACTGATTCTCGTGCAACCCATAGGGCGCAGAAAAAGTTAGCTTTTGTTTCTACCTCTGAAATATAACCACCGTCCCATCCGGTAGTTAGGTAATATTCAATTTCATCGCATCCGTATAAGCCGGAGCATTCACCCATTTCATCTTCAGGCAAATAACCAACGGTTTTATCTAGCTTCCACTTCTTGCACGTTCGGCAGCTTATTTTCCTACTATCCTCCCATCCCTGCCGATATGCCGTGTAGCTAGTGGAGTCTTTTGCTGTTTCTATCCAGGCTTTCCATGCTTCTTTTGATTCGGTCATCTCTTCCGCTCCTTTATCCGCCTAACCGTCTGTAAGTGGCTTTTAACCCTATCCCGCATATCGGGTGGCACTTCTGTTTCTAACGCCCTACGCCGCTTCTCGAATGGCTCTAGACGTTCTATGTGGGCTTGCCACATGGGACATGACCACGACGACTTATCCATTTCCTGCTTGTTAGGCTTACGCACCGGGACAGTGATCAGTGCCTTCTTGACGCCGACTGTCTCGGAAAAGTTCTGCGACAGACGCAGACGGGAAGGGTCGAAGGGATTGGCGGCTTCCTTGGAAGTTGCCGCCGTGTTTTGGATGTCGCCACCCGGTTGTGTGTCGTTAGTGTTACCGGCCATTTTCTTGTCCTCGTGTAAAAAGAAACCCCCACTACGTTGGCCCGGCAGGACGTAGCGGGGGTTTGGTGTTTACCAAATGGCAAACTCGGTGCGCTCCAAAAAGCCTGCCGAGCCAAGGAACGCTATATGTTCTCTGGCTAGGCGTGACTTTTAGTGTCACGGTGTGACTTTTTAGGTCACACAGAGTTATTCGGTATCAAATCCCCAGTAAATCGGCGGCTCTGGGGAATAAATGCACTTTAAGCTACTTTCCCTAGGGCTGTTATACAGTTAACCCTTCAGGGTATTTTGGTGCTAACGGGCGATAATTGCCTGCTGCGGCTTTTCCGCATTCACCACATTTCATCGCTGGTATAACATTCTCGTGGAAATTTGCATCGTCGTACCCGTACCCCTTTACCTTATGCCCGCAATGCTCACATTCATACACTGCCTGGAAGTCTCGGCGATTCTGTGAAGTAATCTCTTTAATTTTCATAATAATCTCCAGGATTGTTGAATAGGTGCCGGTCTTACAACCGGCACCTCCGGTTTTTCATTGGCCGCTTCTAACGGCTTAAATGGACATAACACCATCCTCTATACTCCCGGATATTCGGCTTACCGGGAAACGCCTGCCTTATTTTCACTTAAATACTTCTATGCCCAGTCTATCCGACAGACCCCCACTGGGCTAGGAGCTGAAAACATCAGTATCGTGTGAGAGGTCAGTAAACCACAACACTGAGGCTGCCTTCTTGTAAAAAACACCCACCCAAAGGGGAGGTTGGGCAGGTGAAGCCGCCCGGAGGCGGTTTGGAGCGAGTCATTTTAACTGCCTCTGAATTGCTCTATGAGTGGTTATAGATGTCCATAAATCCAAGTCGGCATCGTTAAATTCTTCTACGCCAGTTATTTCTTGAATGTCCCTCATGATGATCCATAGCTCTCTAACTAACTTATCCCTCTTCATTTCTAATATAGAAATGTCTGATTTCATTCTTTCCGCCCTCTGATCTCTGCCATTTCCTTATATGTAAGCCTGATTCTACGCTTTCTGGCAGATGACATCACCCTGTACCAAAACTCGCTTGGTATGTGCTTCCGCTCTTTCCACTTCCGCACAGTATCGTATTTAACGTGGATATCGTCCGACAAAACTTTGACACTTGGCCACCGCTGTATAATCGTTTCAAAAGTTTCCATGCCCTAACTATAGGACTCCCGGTCACAGATGTCAACAAAATAATGCTTGCTATCTGTGACTGCTTGTCCTATGCTTATCTCACTAACCACAAGAAAGGAGCGAGGAATGACCCCGATCAAAGCATGGCACTTTGCTAAAGAAGATCGTCGTCTAAATTATGGCGATGATCGCCTAATACACATAGGAGAAACCCACACTCTATCCACTGCTAAAAACAGGATTAGGGTTTGTGGGTGGGGCCTACATGCCAGCAAACGCATTACAGATGCGCTCTTTTACGCCCCTGGCCCGATCATTTATCGAGTTGAACTGTCGGGGATAATTGTTACTGATGATAACAAAATCGCCGCATCAAACCGAACGTACCTATGGGGATTTGACGCAACCGACATTCTGCGTGCCTTCTCTCGCCGCTGTGCGCTTGACGTTATTCACATATGGAATGCGCCGGATATTGTTATTGAATATCTAAAAACAGGCGATGACACACTAAGGGCCGCTGCTAGGGACCCTGCTTGGGACGCTGCTAGGGACGCTGCTAGGGACCCTGCTTGGGCCGCTGCTAGGACCGCTGCTAGGGACCCTGCTAGGGACGCTGCTTGGGCCGCTGCTAGGGCCGCTGCTAGGGCCGCTGCTTGGGACGCTGCTAGGACCGCTGCTAGGGCCGCTGCTAGGGCCGCTGCTTGGGACGCTGCTAGGGACGAAATGCTGAATAAATATAACAGACGTCTTACTTCAATGATTGTAGCTGAGCATATCAGGGCTAAAAATGAAACAACCTAAAGACTACGACACACGCCCACCGAAGATAGTTAAGCGAGACCTCCTTGGCCCTATCGGCATGTTAGCTGTATGGTCAGGACTGGCTATCCTTTGTATCTGTGCAATCGTAGGAGCGGTTACGATAGGCGCGTATATTCTAGGGGCGGTGACATGAGAAATGAGTTATTAGAGGCCGCTAAGCGGGCCGAATCTGAGATAGATAGGCGAGTTGACCAGATGCTCAGAAATAGAGCTAGAGTCCTGTCGTGGCGCAAGAAGTGGTTTCGTGTGTTTGGGAGGATGCCGGGGTGAGTGATTGGATATCAGCAGAATATCTTCCTGAAGAAGATGGTACTTATATATGCCATTTTTCCGATGGGATAATTGAAACCTTTCCCTATGAAAGTGGGGATTTCAATCGTCCGTGGGGAGTGCATAATGTCGTTGTCACACACTGGATGCCACTTCCTGATCCACCGGAGGTAGAGAAATGACTGCTCATTCCTTTGATCTAAACGTAGAGGTTTGCTTTGACTTTGAAAGAGCAGACCCAGACGTTGGTATGCCTGAAACAATCACTATAGAAGAGATCCGTATTCCTGGCTTTTCTGATGAAGAGAACCGAGAGTTAATGGTCTTTCTAACTGGGAGTATGGAGCAAGCTTTGGAAGCATCGGCTTATGAATGGATGCGGGACCAATTCGAGCCGGACGAAGACATGCCCCGGAGACTTTACCCATGAGCTATGCAGATACAATTGAATCAGAAGCATACCAATCTATGAAAAATGACCCCGATCTTAGAATTAGCAAGTTACCCTACATTGTATCTTGGCTCAAAACCGAAATAAACCGACAGCATGAAGAAATCAAAACACTTAAGGGGGAAGATAATGAAAATACATGAAATCCTTAGTTCTATCCAGGTTCTCTTGGATGTCCCGAAGGGCCAGTTTAACTCTTTTGGTAATTATTCCTATCGGAGTTGTGAAGATATCCTAGGAGCAGTAAAACCCCTACTGGATGAAACAGGTACTTTTATAACTCTCACAGATGAAATAATCCAGATTGGCGAAAGATACTATGTACAAGCTACTGCCACTATAAGTTCAGGCGACGGTCAGTTTATACGTGCTACTGGATATGCCCGAGAAGACGAAAGCAAAAAAGGCATGGATCTTGCCCAGCTCTCAGGCTCCTGTAGTTCCTACGCGAGAAAGTATGCACTAGGCGGCCTCTTAGCATTAGATGACGGGCAAGACGCTGATAGCGACGAACACAAAGCCTCTGAGATACAGCAAGCAACTTTTCATACGCTGGTAGACGCAGGGGATGGGTTGGGGCTGTATTTGTTTAGAAAGAGGGTAGGTGATGACCTATACATTAATCTATACAACTCCTTCCCAGCGGGCAAGAAAGTGTCAGGGAAGAAGATAGCCAACGAGTTAGAGCACCAAGGACAGGATTTACTCGCTAACGTCAACATGGGGCTAGAAGACGGCGACGATTTGATGGTAGCTGAGAATATTGAAGGAATCTCAAGTATGGGCCTTAAAGTGCTTTGTTCTATTGTTACTCCAGAGCAACGTGAAACTCTCATGAAAGCGCACAAGCAGAATAAAGAGGATGAAGCTAATGGATAATACTAAGCTTACCCTTGTGCTGGTTGACCCACAACCAAAGGTTATCCGGTATCTGATATCCGGGGCGGAAGTCTCTGGAAGATGGATGTGGCCGTTACCCGAAAAAGCCCAGTTTCCCGGTTGCTGCACAAGTGTCGTTACAGCAAGCCGCGAATGGTGGGAATACGCGCCAAGTGAAGCAAAGCCCCACCCAATGGCGGAAGGCGTGATGCTTCGTGATAAAAAATGGTACTGGGCAGTCCCGTGAAAGGATAACCGAGCATGTATGATATTTATTTCAGAAATGGTGCGTTTGAAGTGCACATAACCGATTGCTATAAAGAAAGCGATAATGACTAAATTAATTGAATTTAATGGCCCCTATGGCCTTATATCTATTCCTGTTGACCTGATCACAGGATTTTCTCAAACAACCAACTATCCATATCCGGTATTTATTGCTACTGGCCCTAGTGGCGGGGACGGTGGGGAAAATGGATGGTATGTGAAAGATAGTTACGAAATCGTGAAAACAGCGCTGGAAAAAAGCCTTGAAGGAAGATAAGAATGAATAAGAAAATCAGAGCAGATTACCACCCACCCCCAATACGGAAACAACTAGATGAATAGTAAATCCTTCACAATCCGGGAGGCTGAAAATGGATAAAAAAATAGTAACGGAATTCGTGTATCCTCCGATTCCAGATAGACGATTTGACTGGGAAGCACATCTAGACGGCGATGAGGAAAATGGGCCTTATGGGTATGGGGATACTGAAGAAAAAGCAATACAGGATTTAAGGGATCAACTAAATGAGTGGTAAAACCTTCACAATCCGCGACGAATCCACCCTACGCCCGGTTATGCTGAGCGTGTGGAATGCAGTTAAAGCAGGGCTGGCTGGGGGGGCTGTGGTGGTTACTCTAGGGAGGGAGAAACGGTCACTTGATCAAAACTCTAAACTCTGGCCTATGCTTACAGATATCTCTGATCAGGTAGAGTGGACCGGTAGACTGTTAACTAAAGAGGACTGGAAGGAAATTATAACAGCGGGACTTAAACAACAGAAGGCGGTTCCGGGGATCGATGGAGGATTTGTTGTTTTAGGAGCTAGAACAAGCACCATGAGTAAAGAAGAGTTTTCTAATTTAATCGAGCTTATCTATGCTTTTGGCGCTCAACAAGGAGTTAATTGGAGTGAGCAGGCAGAGAAATCATATCAGGATTATAGAGGTGCGGAATGACTGATTTAGATAAAAAAGAAGAATACCGGCTTTTTGATAGTCAATGGATGAATATTGTCAACCACGAATGTTGTTATCATGGTTATACGGCACAAGAGGCAGGGAACATAGCCATTCAGAAAACTGAAGAATGTATGGCTAAAAACATTAAGGATGGAATATGGCCTACAAAGGACACATAACACCTTATTATGCAGACCTATAGAGGTTCCACATGAAACATAAACTAATATGCTGGGGTGATTACGCTATTCCTGTGGATAATGAGTTTAACTGGATGGCCTGGGATAAAAACGGGGCAGTTTACTGCTATGAAAGTGAACCTAAAGCCTTGAATGACTATTGGGATTATGACGATTTGAGCATTGGTATTTACGAAATCGGGCATCTCATTTCCGACATCCCACCGCCAGAACCAGGCCCCTGGGATCAACAGCTTTATAATATTGAGTAAGATATGAGCAATCTCCGCAAAGAGGCTAGAGGGAGGGATTGCCAAGCCCGTATTGCCGTTACATGCAACCACGATTCTGAAACCGTTGTTTTGCACCACGTAAGGATCAACTCAGGGCTTGGGTTAAAGCCAAACGACGCGCTTGGGTGTTGGGCATGTGAAGCGTGTCATGCCGCTATCCACGCCTCTCCTAGAGTACACAGGCTGGACGAACTGGAAGGGATGTATAGGACGATAGAGATATTGATTAAAGAGGGCAAAATTAAATGTTGAAGAAATTAGTATATGGGGCTGGCATAAACAATGCCGATTATTTTGTAAGGAAACGCATTAACGGTAGTATTGTCAGTAGACGTAGAATTAATAATAAGGTGACTGGAGAGAGAAATGTGTAAAGAACAATTTATCCGTTGCAAGTATTGCGGAGTACAAGAAGGGTATCCACACCTGACAAGGTGTCCAACGCGTAGCGGTAGTACATATGGCGATATCGTAGGAGAGGGGGACATAGCCACCATGCCACCTACTAACATACAGGCCGGCTGGATCTGCCCCGTATGTGGCGCAGGCAATTCACCCAACTCTACCGTATGCCCCTGCGTACCTATGCCAACGGAGATAACATGAGAACCGACGAGTGGTTGTCCCGCCTGAAATTGCATCGGCAATTACTACACTTACTTGATCTTCAAGTTGAAGCACAGATGGATTTAATCGACGAAAACGGTGATTATCCTTGTTGCTACTGCGAAACAAGACACAACCCAGACCATATGATTCCAGTATCTGGCAACCCCGCTACACCATTAATGTGCTTAGACTGTGCCGACGCGATGAATGAACAAAACGCTGCGAAGAGGTGACTAATTAACTGCTAATTGGGGAAGGTTTAGTAATGAACAGCCGTTAACTTCCTAAGCATCCAGCGTAAACAATCCCGCCACCCTGCCCGATACGCCATAATCGCATAATCGGGTTTTTTCTTTGGGACGTAGGGGTGCATTATTCAACTCTTTGGATATCGAAACTGGAATCTTCTGAAACCGTGGAAAGGGTGAAGGAACCGCTCCCGGTTATTCTTGCTAGGTAAACGTTGGCAGTGTCTCCGACATTCATATAGAACTGGCCGTCTGCCCGGATGGTTTCTTTTTCAGTTGCCTGCCCTATTGGGTAGTAAAATGATTCTAAATGCTAGTTTACCGATCTTGATGTTTCTATCCATTTTACTCCATCACAAAATAACGTAAGCGTATCTTGGGCAGTAGCCACAAAATCAGCTCCAGCTAATACGAGATTATCCGCGCCATCTTTAACAGTGGGAGTCGATGCAAACTTCAGAATTATTACTTTCCCAGCCCATGAGGGGGTAATAGTGTCGATTTGAGTGGTCCCGGTTATAGTGCATACTGTTGTATGATCTTGGTCAATTGTAATTTCCGTTGCAGCTGCCAGTGTTTCAAGCGTAGTAAGTGTTACGTTTCTTGATCTGCTGGTTTCATACCAATTTGACCCGTCATATACCAGTGTTAAGCAATCACTAACCTCACCAACAAAATCACGGCTATCTCTTAGCAGAATATTATCTGCATTATCACTAACCGTGCAGGTCGCGCCAAATTTCAGAACAATTATGCGACCCGTCCAGGATTCCGTAATGCCCTCTATTGCCGTTGTTCCAGTGACCTTTGCTAGCGTAGATTCATCTTTCGCTATAGTGATTGTTGTATCCGATGCAATCGTTTCTGTATTAAGTATCTCCCAGTTATTTTGCGCAACTTCTCGGTAAGTAACCGACGCGCCCGCCCCCATTGCGATGGGGTTATCAATGTCCTTTCCCGTATTACCAAAACAAGAGAGATAAGGGAGTGTTACACCAGCCGAGACATTGACTATCTTTTTAACTTTAAATAGATCCATCCCGTTGACTGTTACGCGGTTAGCCGCGTCAACAGTAACTAAGCGCGACTCTACCGCTAAATTATATTGCGTATTATTGTCAGCAGATCCTCCATTAACGACCAAGTTAGCACTGGCATGATTCATGTAAACAACCGACATTGCCTCTGCGCTTGCACCTGCGTCTACGTTCCAATCGAAGAATGAACAGCCATCAAGAATTAATGTGATTCCACTCTCAACCGAAAATACACCGCCTGGTGAAACACGAAACCGACAATTCTGAAAATGAACTACCTGACCGGCACTCGCGGCTGAAGTATAGCCATCAAAAACACAAGGAGAGATTCGACTGGTTGAACCCCAATCGTTATACATCCTGTGCATACCGTTTGAAAACTGCATCGAGTAAACGATCACATCGGTATCCATCCAAATGAGATCAGGAACACCGTCTAGCAGGTAATCGCCCATACGGAAAAAGTTAATACCATCACCATTCACCAATGAAAGGAAAATCTTGGCGATATAAACGGTCATTCCGTTTATTATCAACCCATCTGCCCCTCCATCAACTTCGATGATTTTTAGATTGTCTTGCTGATATGCCTTAAGATTTGTATTTGTTGTTCGATGCCATACTGACGAGAAACTGCAATCTGTAATACGGCAAACAGCAGATGAATTGATAATACTTATAACTTGATTATAAAAACACCCATGCACCCCTGTCCATGCCGTGCCGCCTGTTGCTTCGAATCCTTTAAAACAACGATCAAAGTACAGATTCTCGAAAAACGACTTCGCCCCATTCGTAGAAGCATCCCCCTGAAAACAATAAGGATAGGTTGTAGGAGTTACGGGGTCTTCTTCTTCATCCGAGTAATCAAAAGATAGATTGTGAATATATGTGCCACGCTCATAAGTAAACGGAGAATTTGTTGTTCCCACTATATCTATCACAGTGCCTTGCAACTGAACCCCTGGACGACGAACCTGAATCCCGCCCTCGCCGTACATTTCCACACCTTCCTGAATCGTTAACGTGCCATCGTCCGTATCAATCTTGTAATGACCTCGTGGAAAAAATACAGCGCCGGTTCCATAGACAGAATTGGCAGCGCAAGCTAACGCTAGAGCAATAGCATCATGATCATTTGTAACTCCATCACCGACTGCCCCAAACGCCTTTACATCGCAGATACTGCTACCAGATGCCGTTCCATCAAGAGGGTCGGTTGTTTTTATAAGTACATCATTCTCATCTTTGAGCACCACCTTATATGTGGATGAACTGCTCAAATATATATCACCAAACCTGCCTGCCGAATCTGCAATGACGGGGTTAGTATTTGCCGTGGTGAGAGCAGAATCACTGTATGTAGTTAATTTCGTGGTTGTCCCGGTCTGATAGAAATATAACTTTGCACCAGAAATAGGATCACCGTTGCTATCAAGTGCGGTTTGGAAAGGTGCGTAATATCTACCCATGATTATGTGTCCAGTGCGTCTGAGGTTCTTAGGGTTGCTAGAAGGTCGTTTACTTTGGTCGTTAGAGCTGCTGTTTCGTTCCTGAGAGTTTCCAGAGCGGCAGCAGTTGTATCTAGGTCGGTTGCAGCGGTGGAGGTGACGGTAATGCCTCCTGAAGAGTGTGCCAAGTACGCTGTAGGCGCGGCAGCATCTCCCACGGCTACAGCCTGCTTAAGCACTCCATAGACCGCTGTGGTGGCTATGTCCCCCTCTCCTACGATATCGCCTGTAGCGCCGTGAGGGGACGTGTCAGCTTCATGTGTAGCTAAGTCCGAGACTCCATCAGTCCACGACTTAGCTAAAGCGTTTGAAACGTGCTTGTCTTTGTCAGTATCTGTATCGGTATCGTCAACTTCCAGAATACTTTGGAGATCGCTATGTAACCGGGAGGCGATATCCGCTATATCCGAGCCTGTAAAATCGATCTGGCTCCAATCGAATTGAGTATCATTCTGAAGAAGATCACGAAGCTGAACCAACCATCGGTAAAAACTTCTCCAATCAATCTGCCCCTGAGTAATCAGGTCGCGGGGGGGTGGAGGGAGGATTACTTTACTCATTGGCCAAGATTAATCTCATCGGCAACATTCCCAGCCCCCAGCCCAATAGCGGGCGCCATTGCTGCACCCGCTCTTGTCCATTTAGCCACCAAGCTTTCTATTACTTGCGGAGGCACGCCCCTACGTTGTAATTCAGCTATTACCATTTCGGCATTATCAGGCGAAAACAAAAGCTTACCTAGCTCTCCTATGGACTTATCTTTTAGCCCTTCTATCGCTTCCCTGCCCGCTTCTACCGCCGCTCCTATGGTGCCTCTAATGGGATGCGTAACTATTTCTGCCGATGTAGGTATTGCGGCTTGCCCTCCAACCACACGGCCACCAGCTGCTCTTAAAGCTGTTTGCGAGCCTTCCGTTATCTTGCCTTGAGTCGTAGCAAATACACGCTCCCGGTTAAGAGTACGCATTAACTGCTGCATTTGCTTGTCGCCTGCGCGTCCCTTCGGAAACAGGAGCCTCAATTTCTCCTTGGCGTTCCCAGTCTCAAGAAAGCGAAATTGACCAATCTCTCCTGCTCTAGCACGACCCATTTTTTCTCTGATAGATTCTACAGCACCAACTAAATAGCCCTGCTTTTCAGAATCACCCTTACCTCTAAGGAATTCCATTACCTCCCTGGTTTTCTTTGTGAGGAATTTTTCTCCCTCTTCCATTGACTCTTTCAGTGCCGCATCACCAGCAAAGATGTTTCTTGCTCCCTTATAATCAGGATTCAGCTTATCCAGTGTTGTCCTTACATTATCCCGCAGTATTCTAAGGGAATGTGCGCCTGTATCACTTGTTCTGTATGCTGTGTTTACCTTTTTATCTAAATATCGCTTAATTTCATCCCATGCCTGCATATCCGGCATCATTTCACCGCTTATTTTTGCATCCTTTCCTGCTTTCAATAAGGCATCTAACCCGAGTACTTTGCGACCTTCATTTGCAGCATTTTTAACTGCATCTGGAATAGCCGCCCGCACTCCTGGCCGATTTATCAAATCAACTAACAACGGGTGAGAATTATTAATTTTTCGTTGATACGCTTTTGCATAAGCATCTTTTGATAAAGACTTTTGCCGCGCATTGATTTCATCCATTTTCGGCAAGAAACGTTCTTTCACTCCGGTCGCTTTTGCTATATCTTTTCTCAGTCTTTCGGTTGAGCCTTTAGCTCTAGCGGCAAATACTCGCCTAGCCTGCGCTAATTCATCGCCTGTTTGTGATACATCTACAACGCCTTGAGCCATGCCCTGAGTTTTGTATCCCCCCACGTCTGCTAGTGTCGCCTCTGGACCCATCTGCCGATATCTTGACCGGAGCATAGTAGGTGTAATACTTTCCGATTCCAGCGACTCCATTAGCATACGGTTGGCAGATGTCGAGGGGCTTTCCCTAAGACGGTTAACAACAGGAGCAAGCTTCCTTTTTCCATAACCAGCTAAACTACCTGCCCCCGCTAATGTTCCAGCCGCTCCAGCACCAAGAGTTCCGCCAATTAAGGCACCGGATAGCTTATCTTCATCAGACGCACCAGCACCAGCTATAGACCCCTCAAGAGCGCCCAACCCTATTAAACCTTTAACTCCCTTTACTGCTTTGCCTACCGGGCCCCCAGACACTAAAGAACCGCCAATCTCAACAGCGGCAGAGCTAAGTGGCGCTCTTTCCCTCTGTTGACGTAAATCTTCGCGCCATTTCCCCGTTTCTTCTTTCTCAATTTCAGCGCCTCTTTCGCCACCCGCTAAAGCATGACCGAGTCGCGCACCAATTCCAGCTAATTCATCAGCCCAGCCGAAGGTTAATCCCTGCATAAGAGGATCAATAAAACTCCCTCTTTCTTCTGGTTTAGATGATTTCTGTGGCTTCGACTGCTTAAGGAGAAAAGCCTTTATCTGCGCTTTTGTTGCTCCTTCGGGCGCAGTAATCTCATAACGGACGCCATCAGGAGATGTTATTTCGTAAGTCGCCATATTAGTTTATCCGCCGGATACTCCAACCTGAATCTTTCGTCTTCATTGGCCTCTTAGCTTCGTTTCTCGCTCTCGCTAATCCTTTCATTAAAATCTGCTTGAATTCCATAGCTCCCTTTATAAACTCTGATTCTGATTGTTTTCTTTGCATTCTGGCCACTGCTTGAGTCGCTTTCTGTCCCTCGATCTCTGTGATTTGACCGGCCCCTTTCAATGCCTGAAAAGCTGATAAAAACTGCTTCCCCTGTATTTGCTCAAGCCGTACCACAAAATCAGCGGAAGGAGTACCCGGGATAACCGGAAGAACAGATGATTTTCCAACCGCATACTCAAGACCAGGGTGCTTAATTAGCTCATCAACAAGCCTGATAGAATCAGACGCTTCTGCCTGTACTTTCGGTAAATCAAATTCAGCTTGGATTTGCTGCTTTGCCTCTTCTTTCGCTATTACTGTTTCTGCTACAGCAGCAGGCTGCTGAGCTGGCGGTATACCTTTCATTAAAGGCGTACCTTGCCGCCCTGTTCTTTGTCCTACAGGTATAACTTGATTTCCAAGGTCCACCATTCTTCTAGGATCTACCCAATTTTGACCTCCAGGTAAATCTATTGCTTTAGCTCCTCCCATTTTATTTAACTGATACGCTGTTATATTTCCTTCCGCATCTGTGGCATATTGAGGCTGTATTCCAAAATTAGCTTCCGCTTCCTCCATTTGGCTCAACACATACTTAGATTCAGCAACCTTTTCAGCAATAAAATTAGGGTCGTACTGTTCTGGCCAATCAGCGGCCCCCATTTGTGCCGTCATCCGGCGAAGCATGGGATATTCAGCTTCCTGTTGAGGAAGTGGATTTTGAGAATAAACGTCCATCGCATAACCCACATTCTTCATCCTCTCCATTGCCTGCTTAAGCTGGTCGGAATCCATTTGAGCTATACTCTGATCAATCTTTACTTGCAAAGCCTGCCGATTCAGAGGCGCGTTTTGCTGCGCATTCTCCAGGTTAAAAGCGTTCGTCTGGTTAGCTATTTGACCTGCGTCAAATCGGTTTCGCGCAAGCTGCCCCGTTTGATATGCGCCTGCAATATTCGGAAGACGAGGCCGTTGTATGAAGTTTGCCATTATCTTCCCCACCAATCATTGGCATAAGCCGACTGAACATTTGGGGAATACTGACTTCCTCCATATACAGAAGGCTGCCCTCCCCAGTTTCCATAGCCTGCCATACCTCCTACATTGGAAAAAGCATTACCCCAGGCGTCTGACTGCCCTATATACCCGGAGCCTCTAGCCTGCCCTGCGGCAATATTAGCGTTGCCGATATTAGCCGCCGCATTTGCTCCGTACTGGCCCATTTGGTTGGTTGCTGATTGGCCAATACCAGCCATACTAGCAAGCCGATTCATGTAGTTATTCCATTCACCACTAGCAAGATCACCAGAATATCCAGTAATCGCTTTAGCCGTGTTTCCAGATAAGCCTTTACCTCTAGCCAACATTGAATTCTCAATCCCTCTAATTCCTTCATCTAGCCGAAACTGATAATCTGGGCTAGTGAAAAAATGCCCCATTGCATCTGATTGTCTATCACCTTCTGAATATGGACCAGCCGATATTTGTGGTGCAGGCTGTATCGGAGTAGACGGATACCCATTAACCGTTCCACTCGGACTGCCGAATGAATGAGCCACACTTGATGCAGGTGCATTCATCCACGCATTCAAAAACTTACTATCAGTCTGAAAATCAGGCATTGTGCTGCCTAGCGATCCAGCAGGGTATGCTGGATTTACGACGCTAGGAGCAAGTGCGTTTGGTTGCGTTCCACCTGAAACTGTAGAGCTAGGGCTGCCATAGCCTAGCCCATAATGGTCAGCCATCCGGTACAAGGCATTTGTGCCAACATCACGATACGGCCCCTGATCCGCTCTGGTCTGTTCGTACATATCCCACTGGACCTGTGCGGACTTATCAGCCGCATCAGCTTGAGCATCAGCTGCTTTTCCAGCAGCACTTGAACTCATGGCAGAAGATGCCACGCCTGCGAGCGCCATTCCAATTCCGATCATAACGACCTCATAACTATCTTTAGTTTCTCTAACATTTTTGGATCAGCATACCGGGCAAAGTTACGCTGGATATTCATTTGCTTATATAGATCAGCCCGTTGGCAATCGAAAGAATAACCGCTAACACAATATCGCCATATTTCAGGCAGCCTTTCATTAATTTCTTCAAACTTGACTCGCATGACAAAAGGATAACTTTCCGTCATGTCGTTAATAGCTTCCTGCAACGGAAGTACCCAATCCAAAGTCCCTATCTTTCTGCCAAATTCAAGAATTGGCTCGATATCCCGCTCAACCAACACGATCGGGGGATTGTTGTACTGCTCTACTATTTGCTTCCAAATAAGAGGGATTCCCGATCCAGCATCGCCAGTATGCGAGTATTTCACCCCGTTTAACTTCGCAAAATACTCATCTACCGACTCACAACCCATAATCCCATCATGATAACACTGGACCGGGAAAGCTGAGAAAAACGTCGCAAACCATGCGCTCCGAGTGCGCGGAAGGCCGGTTATGAAAAACCTATTCTGCATACGCCGCTAGTACAGTCGTTTTACAGGGAGCGGAGAAGGAAAACTCATATACTCTATTTCTAAACTTTCCTAGCCGCCGCCAGATAGTTCTTTCCTTGTACTCTCCTATTTCTCCTATCGTTCTGCGGTGAATATTGCTCCACTTCTTACCACCGTCATCTGACCACCTAAGCATGATTTCAGGGTCGGATTCAGACTCTAAAGCAGATTCAAGCCCGACACCCGATTCAAACACCAGTTGAAACATGGT